CATTTCGTCTACTGCTGCACATTGTCCTCTAAAATCAGTAGGAACTACTATTTTCTTTAATAGTAAGCCCATTGCGAAATTTAACCACTGTGGATTACTTATATCAATCATATTATATCTCCCTTAATTTCGTTAAGTTATTTAATAAAAGCTGCAATAATGAACAATATTACTCCTATTGAAGTAAATAAAATTGCTGGATATTTCAAAAAATAAGCCAGTATATAACCTTCTTTACTGCCTTTCCAGCCTTTAATACATATAAACCAGAGTATTGCACTAATTAATAAATTTATAAATCCTATTATTTTAATCATTTAAGTTTCCTATTTTCATACCCCAAGACCCCAATTTTGTTTCATCGGTTTTGTTTGATTAAAATCTTTTTTCACCCATTGTGCAATTGCAAATACACGAAAGGCATCAAATAAATGGTCTGCTTCGGCAATGCATTTAAAAATGGTTCTATTACCTGATTGCATTGATATTACTTGGTTAAATTGAGAATCAAATTTATAATCTTTCGGAATATTTATTCTATTTTCATATAACAAGCTCTGTAATCTTCTGACTGACCATTCTGACATAAATTCCTCATGAAATACTGGTTTGCCTTTTTTCATAACTACATTGCCTTTTTCATCTTTTTCGAAATCGACAGCTAATTTTAAGGTTCCTCTATATTCTACTAAATTTTCTTTTGGATAGATTTTAGATAATTCTCTAAAAATCGCTCTGCCTGTGCCTTCTCCGTTATCAATGGCAACTACATTAGCATTGGTTTTTTCTATTATCCATTTGAAAATTTCAGTTTGTTCCGTATGAGAAAGATTAAATAAAGTAATATTATAAATATAATTATAATTTTGTCCAATTTCTGATAATATAGCTATTTCGCTTCCTGCTGATTCACCAATATCAGAACCGATAAAAATTCTACCAGCATTTGATGGTCTTTCTACTACTATAATGTCTTTAAAACGAGAAAAATTCTTTTTATTTATTTCAAAAGATTTTATTTCTTTTTTTGGATTATAACATTTTCTAACTCTATCCATATCAAAGTAAGATACCCCAGATTCTTCAAGTTCGCCTTTTACATATATTTTATAACCAATAGAATCTTCTCCTCCAAAATGTTCAAGTCTATCTTTGTTATCTTTTTCGTCAAATAGCGGATTTATAAACTGTGGCAAATTAATAATTTTGTTTTGATTTTCTTGGGCATAAAAAACCTGACCTGCTGGAGAATAAGCAGTGAAATTTGTCATACCAGAAAAACGTAAAACTGCTCCTAATTCTGAAAGACTATCCTGTCTTTTGTCCATAACTTTAATGGGTTCAAGTGATGATTCTTCCATCCATACCTTTTTTACATGTAAACCATACCATTGATGACCAGGATTTTTTGAAAAAATATTTTGATTAACACCTTCAAGTCTCCATCCATTTTTACAAATTATTTTCCATTTAGGAGATTTTTTTGCCTCTCGTTTCCAATATCTAATTATAGGATGATTCTCTACCGCTTCTTTTATAACATCTAAAATAGAATCTATATGAATAGCATCATAAGAAGAAAATGCACACCACCAACCATCGTCATGTAAAATTGATAAAGGAATGTCAAGCTTTTCGCTGATTAAACTATTATGAGATATTATAGAATTAGAGATATAGTTGTTATTTTTAGGAACACTTACAGCAACTGTTGGAAGCTTGCCAACAAATTTAACAGCCCTAACTTCATCCCAATAAATATCAGAGTTAGAAATCTTTTGTAAATCTTTGTTTTCTATTAATACACTTATCCTCTTACATTTTTCTCTGGAAGGACTATAACTCTTCATATTTCTTAACCTATATTGTTTTTTATATTTAAAAGAATTATAAATCTCTTTTATAAAATTATTAGGAATTCTATCAGAAGTAGAGTATAATTTGTTTTTTCTTATTCCTTGGTCTTTTGACTTTATTCCTATAATATTTAAAAATTTATCAAAATCCTGAGCAACAGTTAATCTCCAACCATTAAAATATTTTTCGTTAAGTTTACATTGCTTATACTTTATAAAAGAGTGTATCCCGAATCTCAGCAAAAGATTATGAATTTGATAAATTAATTCACGAGAAGCCAATGTTATTTCTACTGTATAATTATGTAAATTAATATGTCCATCACACGCATATAATCTATTTAATAATATTGATATATATTCTTTTTTCCAATTAAAAACTTCGGCTGGTATAACTTTATTCTTGGACAAACAATTTATTTTATATTTTTGACACATTAAAGCTATATTAGACCTTTTATTACCTTCTCCTTTAATATGTCCAACTCCGCACTCATAGTGAGCGAGGGTATAATTTTTCTTTTTTGCAAAATAACTAATGCCCCTATGCCTTAAATAACAATTAAAATAATCAGCCAACTCTTTATATTCTTTAATTAACTCTTGATTAATATTAGTAAATCCAACAGTAGAATAGTTGGTTGACCCATCTCCTATCAAATAACCCAATATTTTTGCTATATTAGGGTCTACCTTCTTACCTTTTGATATTGGAATTATTCTTGGAGTAGCTATAAAATCAGTTAATTTTAAATCTTTTATTTCTTTCCAGCCTTCATTAGTTAAAAATGGATGATTAGAAGTAACTACTATTTTATTACCTAATCTGGTAGTCAACTCGTAACAATCTTTTATTCCATTATTATATACATGAGCCTTACTTTTTTCTAATTTCAAAGTAGTCTCGTTTAAAGAAAAAACTTTTATATCTTTATTTATTAATTGTTTAAATTTTAGTCTTGAGCCATTTGCCAATGAGCAGTAGTTTTCTTCATATTCACATTTGCCAAATTTACGAGCTCCAAAATTATAACTATCACCTACATTCTTTCTTAAAGCAAATTGTTCTTTGACAGATAGTTCTGGAACTTTTTCGTCTATAATTGGTTCATGAGAAAGAAATGGTATTTGGTATAACCTCAAATTTCCACATTTATTTTCATCAAATTCGCTAAGATTATCAAAATCGGAAAATAAATTTTCGACAAGACATCGAGGAGTATGAAAAGATTCCATAAATTCAAGTTCTTCGTTTGTTATCTTTTGAATAAGCATTCTTTATTTCCCCGTTAGTAATTCTTTTACAGATTCTAAAATATGCTCATATATAAGCTCATAATTTTCTTCGGGAAGAAGTTTTTCTAATTCTTTTCTAAAAGATTTCAATGTTTTGTTTATAAATTGAGAACGAGTCATAAGTTTCTTATTATAAGAACCTATAAGTTTATTTGACATTAATTTTCTTTCTATAGAAAAAATTTAGGAAACTATCTTAAATGGATGAACTTAATCGGTAGGGTTATCAGGAACAGAGTGCCATTTATCTATTAACCATCTTGTATAGAATTTACTGCAACCTAAAATCTTAGCAATATCTTCTTCTGTAATCTTTTTCTCTTTAAATAATTTTACTAAATGTTCGGAATATAATACTTGGTCTTTAAAATAGGGATGTTTTTGGGCTTCCCAAATATCGGTCTTAATTTTTAAAAGTATCATTTTACTACAATGGCTACATTTTATTGTTCTTGACCCTTGATTTTCTTCACGCCACTTAGCGAACTTCTTTTTTAGAGTTTGTATATATGTAAACGGGTCATCGCCAGTTTTATCTTCTCGTATTAATCCTAATTCTTTCTTTAAAGTTATAATCTGTGCTAAGTTATCATTAAGAGTTTTAAGAATAGCTTGAGGGATTTTAGGAGTTTTTGATGTTGTTATACTATCCGAAAACTTCTCTATTTCTTTCTTATATCGAACATGTAATGCCTCAAAAAATACCAATTCCGATAAAAGTTGTAAATCACTTATATTATCTATATGATAACGTTCTTTATAATCTTTAAAACGGGTGGTTCCCCATCTTTTTTCGCCTTTAGCTAACCCAATTCCATCAAATTTATAATCTTTCTTTTCTTCTGAATTAGACATTATATTTTATCCCCTTACTTATATTATCTTTTTTGCTCATGATGTTCCTTTAGTTTAAGTTTGTTAAATATATTTTTCACAGATAAAAAAAGGACACGCTATTAATAACGTGTCCTGGGGATTGACTATTAAAAAATTGAATTAATATATAAAAAAATGTTCATAGACATAGTTCACCCTTTCTTTATCTCTTATACTCTT